AGAATCCTTGGGCACAAGGCAAACTCGTGCCTTCGGGACTGATTCGGGCAGACTATTCTCTAACCTTTCGTATTCATCCACAAGATGAGTAGGAGAGAAAAAGAAATAGTCAGAGTATGGATAAACATCATCAAGCTTCGCAAAGTATCGCAAAGCTCGGTGGTGCTTTTTCCAGTTAGGAGTACGGCAAGCGGTTGCACCGCTGCCGTGAGAGGGAATAATATCGAGAGGGTTTGTATTACAAAGAACCCTTTTGATGATATTCCCCATCCGTATAATAATGTCGTCGCGTAAATCGTCGACGCCACTAAAAACAGATAGCAGAGATTGATCAACCTGTTCAAAGTTGACCAAGTACTGCTGCTCCATCTCTTCGCCATAATCAACCTCCAGTTTATAGAAGACGAGCGTCAGCTGACGCACGCAATCTACGGCTATAGAGTCGCCGTTCAAAGCGGCTTCGATCGCATTGCCCAGAAATACCGGAATCGTGGAGGGACGGAGGCCAAGTGCCTCTATCCCGCGATTTGGAATCTGGAACAATTCATCCCTAAGTTTAAAATTCTCAGGGGGAATCCATTCCGATGTGGAATGGAAGCGATCTAGTGCCTTCCCAATTCGGGGAAGCACAACCGTTAAGAACGTCAAGCCCTCATTTTCAAGTCGACGTTCAAATTGGAGAATATCTCCTTTCTGAACATAAGACTTGTAGCGTTGGTTAGTCGCTAGGTTCACCCATAACAGGTGAAGGCTTTTCAGGTCACCAATTAACATTGGAACACCTCCGAAGAGCATCCCTAGGTTCTACCAAGATACATTCACTCTAAGCAGTACCGAACAGTACTATTTTGAGCCGCTATGCTTGACAACGGTCTGGATCTTACGCTTCTTCCTTACTGCCTTACGGCGAGCAAGAAAAGACAGAAAACTGGTGGCAATTTGAGCCACAGCGTTAAGAGTATCAGACTTCATTGTTCAAGATTGCCGTCACATTGGCGTTTGATCCACCTTCGATGAGGAAATCGACAAGTCGATTAACCTCCTCGATGCAGATCGCCGCAGTGATAGCAGTGTTCGATGGGCGAACGATAACCACATAAGTGGAAACCGTCGCAGGCACCCCGTACGCGTCGACCTCAGTTCGATCGAGACGAATAAGGTGCCTCTGCTCTAGACTCTTTCCGACCTCGTGAGAGATCGTAAGTTTCTTTTCGTTGGGCAAAGTAAGCCCAGCGACAGAAAACTCGGATCGGCCAATGTCCGCCGCACGCAACGCGTAAATAACCGTGTTG